CCTCAATATTCTCGAATAACTTAGATGCTATGATATGATGAACGTCCAAATTTTTACCTACTTTTTCTTTAAAACAAAATTGACATATATCATCATGATTTTTTCTAACTAAGTCAAAAATTTCGTAATGTTTTTTATAATAACGTCTATTATTTCTAATATTTGAAAGATTATTCTTATTTTTAAAATAAAAATCTCTTTTACAATCTAATGTGCAAAAATTTTTATTTTTACCATTATCACTAATTGTCATACTTTCCTCACAACCCATACATGGTTTTATGATTACATCGTATTTAATCATTGATTGATTACTACAGTTCTTACTACAGAATCTTTGTTGACTAGGTTTTTTAAACTCATTATTACAAAAATCACATTTTTGTATAGTGTCTTTAACTCCTTTATATTGTGTTAATTTTGAACCATTATATACTTCACTCCTTTTCTTATTGTAACAACTTCTAGAACATAATTTACTTCTATCGAAATGAGTATATGATCTATTGGATTTGATATTTCCATCACATTGTTCACATTTTTTTTGGTATGTTAATGAAGTACACCCCCTATGTCTATTTCTAAATTCTTTTAAAATTAAATTAAAATCCACATAATCCCCGATAGATTGGTCAAACACAAATTGAGAATTTACATCCGTTTTCCTATAAAAAGGCATTAATGAATCACCGACAACCAAATCCTTAGCTTCGACAAAACCATTAGTTCTATGAACCCACTTATGGTCTGGGGTTGTTGTGATGGACTCTCCATTATCTAATGTGATTTTAATCACCTCAGCATTCTTTCTAGTCTCACCTGCCCAAGTAATTGGTAATGGTGCTAATTCTCCTGTAATCGGATTACATGAATAAACCCATAAATCCCTATTACCGTTATCCCACTCATCTATTATTTCAGACAATTGAAGAGTTCGACCATCTAAAAGTGGTATACGGGTATCTAGTGCGATACATGCTCCTGGAAGTGTTTCAATAGGGCTTGGTGATGATTCCTCTCTAACGGGAACAAAAATATCTTGGTCGTTACCCAATACGTTCATCCTCAAATCCAATTGTCCAGTTTTTGGGTCGATTACAGGCATACGTTTAAATCTGTTCGCTATTTCATTGATATATGATTGAACATCTTCTGGGTCGATATTACCTACGAATATTTTATACACCCTACGCTCAGGCGCTCTAGTAATCCTATACACCAACATTGCATCTTCCGATAACATCAACAACTTCCATATGCGTCTGGCCTTTTCGAGGATGCTGGTTCCATACGGTAACCGTCTATCATCACCCAACAACCTAAAGTGCGCTATTTGCCAGTTCTGAAACTGTAAATCCTTACCTCTCCAGTAAAAGTTAACTTTATCATCTCTATCTTCTGATGAATTTACGGCTCTAGAATAAACTGCATCGTAAACACCACCTTCTCTTCTCTCGATTTCAAAGTTCGGTAATTGTTTTGCACCAGTAACTCCTCGTGTATCATCTGTATTTAAAAATACGAAATTATCCCCATATTTCACCAAATTCCTAATCCACATAGGTAAACTTGTGTGGATATCCAACCTATTAAAAAATAAATCCTCAAGAATACCCTTAACTCTTGGTGAGTTTGAATATATGTTTAATACTCTACCTATGTCATTAACCGTTGTGGACTCTTCCGACATAATGTCAAGGGTTGCCGCGATTTCAGGGTAGAACTCCATGTTCTCAAAATCAGAATAACCACCAATTCGGCTTATTTCATACTGAACGGCTTTTTGGAAAGTCTCATTCTCAACCTTCTGCCAAAGACCACCTAAGAATTTATTCTGTCTAGCCTGTAATGTTTTTGTTTCGAACTCAGCTTTAGAAGTAGTTCGAAGTATTTCGTCTGGCTGTATTGAATATTTATTACTTAATTTGTTTTGATCTATACCATACGGGGTAAACACACTGGTTAACCTTTGAAATATTGTTTGTTCTTTGTTCATTATCTTAATTTGTTTAAATATACTTTAGAATTCGAAAAAATAAATTCAATTACGCGACATAATCACACGCAACGTAAGCAAGTCTTTTAACTTGTCCGTTAACGATTACCACTTCATAGACATAACCGTTTGTCCAATCCTCACCTTGACTATTGGGTAAGGCGTCACACCCCTTAACGACATTAGCTCTAGTGTTAGCTTTGTCTTGGGGTCCGATGGTCGTTGACCACCTGTATAAGGTTTGAGGGTTCTTACCGTAGGTCTGTCTAGTAAAGGTTCTTTGTGTTGCCATAATATCTATTTATATATAATTATCCGAAACCTCCGAAAAGCCACATGTATTCACCAGTCGGATCTTGCATATTTTTAGATACGATTGGGTTGAAATTCGGTTTACTTTTATTTTTATTAATATTATTAACATCGGCCACTTTAAGTTCACCTGAACTTGAAAACGATACCCAACTGGCCAACATAGCTTTAGTCTTCTGATCAATAGCTTTAAGTTGTTTGAATGAATTATCCAAGATGAATAAAGCCATCGCCATTGCCATAATCAAGTCATCATGTTTACCTTTAGTGTGGTCAGCTCTGCCGTTTATATAGACAAACGAATTCAATTCGGATAAGAGTCTTGTCGAACGTATTTTTATACCGTGGTCATCACCTTCATCTTTATTGATTCTAATCATTTTTTCAAACGTAGAAACCAATCTAGTTCTATCACTACCTACTTGGAACCCAGCGATTTCATTATCTGAGCTGTATTTATTCATATCCTTACGCTTCTTTAAACCTTGACCACCCTTTTCGCCGTAATACAAGTTAGGGTATTTCATATCCTGAAGTTTTAATACTGTGGCCACTCCCATACCACCAGTTATATCGACTACAATTAAAGCGTTATACAGCGTTCCGTATTCAAATAAAATGTGTGACAACTTATCTGGTGGTATTCGACCCATGTATTCGGCAACTTGAGTCATGGTCGCAAAATCAATTATAGTAAATGTTGAATAGTCAGCGCCATCACCCCTACTTACGTCACTCGCCAATATATATTCGTGACCCTCAATCGGAGATTCCCAGACCCAAAGCTCGCTTTCGCTCCCACTAACATATATGGGGTCTTGTACGTTTCTGTTTTTATGGTGTTGAACATATTCGTCAGACACAACGTTACCACCAGAACCTAAGAACGATACATCCAATTCTTGAGCAATCATTCTTGCGTCATTATTCATTCCTCGACACATCTCTTCATACCAAGGCGATGTTGGTTTATAACCATCGGCTATTTTATTACGATAGGAGTCAAATGTAAAATCATCTTCGTCAATAACTTCTTTATCCTTTTTTTCCTTATCAGTATACCGATACCATTTAAGTCCGATATTATATCTATCGTCTTGATACCAGCGCATTTCAATAATGTTGAAATTATTAAGTTTTTTTAATGCTAAATCGTAGGTCTCATAATATAGCTCATCTAGTCCATTTGGGGTTGATATAAGTACGCTTCTACCACCTGTGCCTAAAGCCGTTTGAGCTGCGCCGAACAGTTCTTTGCCGTCCTCAATGAACGCAGCTTCGTCCATAATCAACAAGGTCGGAGTATAACCCCTAAGAGCGTCTGGCGATGTCGCTACGGCCTTAACTCGACAACCATTAGGTAATCTTATCTCTTTCTTAGATTCGGATGAAAATATGGTCTTTTTCTCTTTTTCTGGTGAACCATAATAATCAGGCCCCCAAGCCCATCTAGGTATCTGATTCAAGAAATCCTTAATTTTAGAAAGGAATTCGAATGCCATATCTTGTTTGTTAGCAACAATCAAGATAGCCTCTGGGTTATTCTCATCGGCAAAACCTAGCAATACGGAAGTAGTCGCTGCTACAGTGGTAGATACACCTGCTTGCCTAGGTTTGGCGATTATATTATGGCGATGGTTTTTAAGAGAGCGAACAATCTCTTTCTGTTTATCAAAAAGTTTAAATGGGACATAACCGTTATTGGTTTTATCAAACGTTTTAAAATAAGTCTCAATGACATATGATTGGTCAATTAGACATTTGGTATATTCTTCATAAATTTCATTCGCAGTCAACATATTCACTATTTAATAGTAAATATGTTGATAGTTAAGTAATTACCGTTCTAGTCG